CTATCTAATTTCTTTTTAGCTCTTAAAGCTAATTGAACATCAGATAGTTCTGAGTTCTTAGGTCTACCACCTTTTTTACGTGGAGTACCGTCTTTGTTAAGTATATAGCTCCCATCAGGGTTTGTCAAGTACTTTTCAGGATTTTTTTCCCAATCTTCCATACTTCCTATCTACATATTTTTTTAAGCCCATACGAGAAAGTTTTCTACCTGTCTCAGCTTCTAACCAATCAACCCCAATACCTAAACTAATTTCACCATGAAAAACAGCTTCAGATACTTCTTTGAGCACTGATAAATGTTCTGGGATAGGTTTTAAGTAACCTTCGACCATAGCATCTACCTCATACCCAAAAGGTATGGTTGAGGATTTTTTGCGTATATAGCCTTCAGGTAGTATATCCATTACACTTTTATTTAAAATAATTTTTAAGATGATACCAAAAATCTTCTATAGCTTCTTTAAATTCTTCAAACTTCTGTGGGTTTTTAATTCTAATAGCTAAAATACCAATAGCTGCTACAATAATACCTATAATTACTATGTCAATATCCATTACTTCTCCTGTTTAGATTTAAATATTTTATCCCAGTTATCAGCAATTTGCTCATCACTAACCATTTGACCTCGTGCTTTATTACGAGCCATACGATTACGTTTAGCTGCTGATTTTACTTTAAATGTTCCTGCGTGTGGCATTTTAATTTTCAGTTAATATGTTGTTTATAAGTTGTATTTCTTTTTCTGTTAGTTTTACCATTTAACCTTGTCAGCCCAATATGCTGCTGACATCTTTCCTTTTTTAATGTTTTTTGCATGACGAGCTTTAAAAGATTTACGTTTAGCTTTCATTCTAGCAGATTCACCAGCTTTAGGTTTACCTGCAGTCTCAGCTCCTTTTTGTCCAAAACGAATTGTTTTTATTTTATCACCTTCTTTAGCAACAACTATATGTGATTTAGTTTTGTGACCCGGAGTTCTTTTAGGTTTATTATACCCAGATACTCCAGCTTTTTCAAGTCTTGAATCTTTTTTACTCATGACACTTTCCTATATTTACGTACTTTTTTAGCAACTCGTTTAGGTTGTTTAGAATGTTGTTTACCTTTTTTAGTATCTTTGCGTTTTTTTCGAGAAGTCGCAGCATACTCCTGTGGAGTAAGGCTTTTAATAGCCTTTTCAGGTAAATAGCGTTCACCAGTCTCTGAAGACTTCTTACCTGACTTAGTTCGCCATTTCTGTTTAGTCCAGCTTCTAAGACTTCTTTGTGACTTTTTTAGTGCCATGTTTTTTCCTGATTGCTGCTTTGCCTCGTTTAGCTATAGCTGCTTGTTGAGTTTTACCAGATACTTTAGCTCGTTGTTCTAAAACAGTTAATATCTGTATTTTACGAGCAAAAGGTTTTTTAATTCTTTTTACTTTAGCTACTGTTGCCCTTGCATCTGCTGGAGTAGCAAACTTAATACTAACGGTATCTTTAGGATTTTCGTCAGTATATAAACGTCTGCCAGAGCCTTTTGGCTTTTTACCTGTGCCTACTTTAGGGTCTTTTTTCTTTCTAGCCATGTTGAGGGCGATTAGGATTTATACCCACCACCTTTAGCTTTGTATTGTTTAGCCAACATCTGAGCTTTACGAGCAGACCATTGACCCGGCTTTCCACCTTTACTACCTGCTTTAATTTTATTAAATAAATTCTTACGCATAGTAGGCTTGGTATAGTTACCAGCTTTATTTACTGTGCTTTTACTTTTTTTCTTTGCTGCCATTAGTGTAACACCCTATCCTTGTTGTGTATTTCTTCTTCTAAATAATGCATTAACCCACTACCAACAACCAACTCAACAAACTCTCCTACCACTACTAAGTTATTTGCTTTAGCTGCTTCTTCAGCTTCTGCTAAGTTTTCTGCAACTATATTAGGTCCTGCATACTTTTCGCCTTTTTCTTCAATCTCTGTCAGAAATATCTTCATAATCTTCCTCTGGTAAATCCAGTGGGGCTTTATCAGGCATGACAAAGATACCACTGTTTAAGTTATGATTAACGTCTAATTTGTCTATTTTACTAACACCAACCCTGTCGAGCAAGGTTTGAGCTGCTGATAGTTTATTGTTAGCTTGTACTATAGGTCTTTTAGACTCCATAATCTCAACAAGCTTAAAAGCTGCTTTAGGTGCAGAGTTTGCTAAGATTTCCTGAGTTAGTTCAAGTATTTCATTCTTGAGGCTTTTTACCACATGATGATAATGACTACTATACCCTGCTAACTCAGCAGCCTTTTTAGCATCGCCTTGCGTTTCAACTAGCTGTTCCAAAAAGGATTGCTGCTTCTCAGTAAGCTTTCTTTCACTTTTACTTGTAGTACTGGGTAGTATTGCCATTGTCTTAGTATATACTTCGGAAATAAATTTGTCAAGTTTATAGTAGGGTCTTGACAAAACTTAATCTGATAGCTATAATAACTTTAGTGCTCCCACCGGGTGCATATAGCTACTATTGGACCACCTAAGTAGTTCTATCCAACATAAAAACAACCCCTGCAAAAACTACCCAACCTGATTAAATTATTCTAGCTTTTTAGAGTGGATGTAAACTACTTACCGGCAAATCTGGTTGACGGAGAGATTGCTAGATTTTGTATGAATATGCTATAGATACATGGGTGGACTGGGGTGGTCTCCTGCCTCCCCCTAGAACTTGGGAGTCCTTCCCAACACTATACAAACTAACAAGTTCTAAAACAAACGTGACCACCCCATTTTAGCACTTCAAAGTTCCTACTCACATTTTAATAACTTTGAAGTGCTAAAAGAGTCCACCCATGTCTACTTAAATCTTCTCTTTGTCATCCCTAAACAGACAAACTAAACAAGTCCTTATCAAGTTTACAAAGTTTAAGAGTTTTGATGGGCTTTGATGTATGCCTATAAACTCCTCAGACTTGGTAGAGCTATCAGGACTTGAATAAGTTTATCTATCCCCTTCACCCAGTTTTTGCTCAAGCTTTTTTCAAAAAGGTTGTGGTTGCTTCTTGGCAGCAAGAAGTCCAGCCAAATTAAGTTAGCGTTAGCGTAGCTTCATCAGGCAATTAAAGTCTGCGTTAGCAGGTCCTCACTTGCCTTCTGGGTGGGTTTCAGGGGAGCTTAGTACTTCTTAGCAACTTGTTGCTTTAGAAGTCCTTAGCTGGGCTGACAAAAAAGCCCCCTGATTTCTCAGAGGGCTTAGAAGATTTAAGGATTATTCCTCTGCGTGGGTCTCCTGAAATCTTGCGTGTTTATCGGCAATCAACTTAGGCAATTTTCTTTTTGCAAAAGGCAAGGATTTATTTTTCTCAATCCAATCATGAGCCATGCGTTGCGAGAAAGTACCTTTTTTCCCTGTGTGTTTACAGATTGTACCTTTGGAAACACTTAGAATGGTTGCCCTAAGTTGATTAAAATACTTGTATTTTGAAGACTTAGGAAGTTCTTCACTCATCATACCACAGATGAATAATACAGTATTATAAGAAACAGGTTTTAATTTGGCACCCTCAAGCCATTCTTTTGTTGGTTTAAAAGCCATTATTTAACACCTCTAAATAATTGGATAGCATAATTGCTGATAGATTTTTCCATTGAAATTTTTGGGGCTTTAACCAAAAATGGCTTTTGCCCAAATTCTTCAAAATGGATTTTAATTAAGTCTTTTGCTTCTGTTACAGACTCGGCTACTAGGGCAAAAGACTCGCCTAGAATTTGGTCTGAATAATGAATATGTATTTCGTTCATGTTAGTTAGACAAAATAAGTTCATAATTAGTTCAATTATTTTTGTGTCTATTTTGTAACATCTTTGTGACATTTATGTGACAAACATGTGAAATTTTTTAAAAAACATTCCTCTTCTTGTTAACCCCCCATCGGGGGCTGCGAAACCTTGTGTGTAGCAAAATCTTTAAAGTGTGCTTTAGCACCCCTCACTTTGGTAAAGCTTTTTTAAAGCTTTTATTACCTTTGCCCCTAGCAAAGCATACAAAGCACACAACCCGATAGGGTTTTTTAAAAAGCCTTGTTTAGTTTGTCTGTTTTCTACTCACAAAGATGATATATAAATCTACTTATTACTATACTAGAACGCCCCCTGTGTGCGTAAAGTTGAGGGCAAAGAGTGTAGAAGGTACACATAATAGTCTTAAAAGGTACATAAATTATAAAGGTACATACTAAAATTACTGTACCTTTTGTTAAATCTTTGCAAATATTATGTGAAATCTTTGTGAACTTTATGTGAAATCTTAATAAATCCCAGAACTTTTTAGAAAAATTATAGTCTAATACTTAAATCTTTCAGCCTTATCGCACGTGCGAAATGTTGAGGGGGCTATTATAGTCTTACACCTCTTGACTTTTTGGGCAAAATCGGGCTAAAGTGTTGGCGACTTTCGGGTCAATCTTTATAAAACAATATAAATTATGGAGTGTTATGAAAATATCAGCAGAACAAAAAAAGGCTAATAAAAAACTAGCAGCAGATTATAGAAAAAGTTTAGAGTTATCTGTTAAAACTTTTGGCAGTATTGAAAAGGCTAAAGAGTATTTAGATAGCTTGGGATTTAGTTTTAAATCGGCTCAAAATTTTAAATATGAGAAGCATGTTATATATGGCAACAGAAATAAATTTGCTATGTTAAAGACTGTTTATAAATTTGATAGCCCTAATTCAATGGATATGGGGTATAAATATGAAGTCACCATGTTATAGAGTCCATATTAGTCTTACACCTATTGCGTTTTTGGGCGACTTGGGGTACTATATTGGGGCAGTCGGGGAACAAAGAATTAAAAAAGCATGATACAAATTGCTTGGAAACTAAAAGTATCAATCGTTCATAGTGCAAGTATATATCCGAGAAGCACTTAAAAAAATAAAGGCAAACCACCTATATAATCCTGAGTATGATTTAAAACTGCTCTGATATTTTTAAAGGTAGCTTGGAGGGTTATAATCATTCCTTTAAAGATAAAAAAACACAGAGAGAAACTCGCTGAATAGTGGAGTGAGTTAATAGATTATAACAAATCCTGAGCATGATAAGACTGCTCTATAAAGATTATCAATGTTTAGTAAATAGTTATCCCTAACTATTATTTGCTAAAGGATAAGATTTGTAAAGAGGAATAGGGCAAGTTCGTTGTAATTTCAGGACTTTATAAACGCTAGAAAATTACTAATCCTGAGTATGATTTAAAACTACTCACCCTTTAAGAGCTTACGCTACCTTCTCTTATTGTGGATAGTTAGGTAGTCGCTAAGTACTTAGTGGCAGTTTTGTTAGGTTTTACTGAGGACTTAAAATCTAACACCTTTAAATCTTAAATGGAGTAAAATATGTATCAAACTAAACAAAATCATAGTGATTATCATGTTGATTTAAATACAACTTATAGCTTAGTAGCTATGTATTTAATCGACAAGGGAGTTGCTAGTACAAGGGCAGAAGTAATAGCAAAGACAGTTAATCAAGCATTCAAAAGTGTTGTTGCTTTAGATGGTAATAACAGTAGATTAGTGTTTGACCTAATGCCTGAGCTATTTAAAATGGCAAAACTCTACATAGATATTTATGGCGAGGAAGGTTTTTACTTTGAACAATTTTTAAATGGAGGAAAATAATATGCTACCTTTAAATTATTACGCAAGAAGAAAAAGATTTTTAAATGGAGAAAATAAATGAGTGTACAAGCTGAAAGAGCTTTTCTTTATACTAGGAAAGGTGCTGAAACTTCAGGTAGTCTTAAAGAAGAATACTGTGATGACGGAGAAATTAGATACTTTGTCGAATGGGATATTACTAACAGACTAGATGAATGGGTTAGCAAAAAGTTAAAAGATACTTTAGCTATTGATGAAGATAGGTATGATACTATAGATACCTTTGAAGGTTTTTGTAGTTCTGATAGAAAAGAAGCTAACGAATTCTATAATGACTTATATAAAATACTAGACGAACAGTATGATTACTGGGATATTAATGGAGGAAGATAAATGATAAAACCATATATATACAGATTGCTTGAAGCTATCTTGAAGTCCAATAAAAACTATTGCTACATGATAGAGATTGAAGGGCATGTCGAGGTTAAACCCACTAGGGATTTAACTAAGTGTTGTAATTTAAAACTTGATGATAAATATATCGGAGTTAATAATCTTGACTTCTCTGATATTCATATCTTGGAAGTAGATAAAGACTCTACCGAAGAAGAATGGAATGTGTATTACAGCGAAGAACATGATGACTGGGTAAAGCAAGAGTATCTTGTTCATATCGGTGCTTTGAGGTGGACAGAATGTAATACTGGAATTGAAAAACTTTATGATTATCTTGATAGAAATGATAAACCATTATCGGAGATTATAGATAAAGTTACAAAGGAGTTCGAGGAAGAACTAAACATATTGAATGTCTAACACCACTTGTGTCGGCATTGTTTTGTCAAGCTGAGTGAGTGAGTGAAGTGGTTAGTTATAAAACCTAGATTAAATTCGGGGATATTAACCATAGGTGGTAGTAGTAGAGAATGGTACTGCAGAGAATTGTAGGAGAAATATCCACCTACACTACTACTGCCACCGACAGTCTTTAGTTCCTATAGAAAGACTTTAATACCGAGTTAGGAGAAGTTGGTAGACCTTCTAAAAACTACCACAGAATTTATAAATAATTTCAGAGTGACAGTAATTAATGAGTTCTTGAAACAGCCTCACCGACTTAGGATTTACCGACAGGAAGTGGTCATAAATTATTTATATTAGATAGCTAGTGAGGGCATTTTTTTCATATAACTCTCCAACCCTTATTAGCTATCGCTTATAGTAGTCTTACACATATTGCTTTTTGGAGGTGGCTCGGCTAAGGTAGTGCCACCTCGAAAGAGAAATATTAACTAACAATTTTAATGGAGATAGAAATGCAAACACTTGCGACTATAAAAAAGACTGACCTTTATAACCAAAGGAAAGACTTCAACAAAGAAAATCCTGATAATCAAGGACACATAGATATGTGT